ATGCCAACTATATACACAGTATTAGATATTTCTGCGGGTATAAAAATTAATCAAAAATCTGAAGAAACAGTAAAAGATCAAGCAACAGATAGTGGTTCAAGTTGGTCAGATTTAGATCTTGCTAAGATTGAGTCCGAGGTATTTTTATTAGGTATATGGAAAGATTATCGTGAATTAGAAGAATCCTTATCTATGCCCGAATTAATTGCAACTCTTTCAAGTCGTAGAGAACTTGACTATCAAGAGAAAAAATTCTTGGCTGCAATTCAAGGGGTAGACTTAGATGCTCAGTCTGGAGAATCAAAAGGGCAAAAAGAATGGGAAGACATGAAGGCTAGAGTGTTTAGTCAAGGCAAAGCAAAAGATGGTAACGATATTCTGGCTCTTCAAGGACAAAATGCCAAAAGTGCAGGGTTTGGTATTGGCTATGGTCTAGATTACGAAGACTTAACAAAATAAAGTAATAAAAAAATAAGTTCTAGCATGCTATAATTAACATAACCTATAGGAGGAAATAATGACAACAACTACGTATGAGGAAAGCACTCTTACATTGATTGATGGCACAAAGGTTACAGTACGTCCTCTAAAAATCTCTCTACTTCGTCCATTTATGAAGAAGTTTGAGGGTGTGGGAGCAGTGGCGGAAGATAATGGCAAGTCTATGGACATTCTTATGGAGTGTGTGCAGATTGCAATGAAACAGTACAAGCCAGAACTCTCAGAAGACGTAAAAAAACTAGAGGAGAATATTGATCTCCCAACTGTTTACAAGATCGTAGAAGCAGCATCAGGTATTAAACTTGCTGAAGTTTCAGACGTTCTTGGCGTAACTATGGCTGAATAATTAAAAGAGGTGTGAAACTAAATGGCTGATGTTAATGCTAATATTGACATTAATATTGATTCGTCTAATGCATTATCACAGTTAAAAGCATTACAACGTCAGATATCGCAGTTTCACACCTCAATAGCCAAATCAAGTGAGGCAGCAGCCCTTGCTCAAAAGGGTCTACAAAAAAATCTTTTAAATAGCATTAACTCTATTGGTGCGTTTAGCGCCGAAATGCGAACAGTTAAAACATCTGCAGAAGCATTTACTAATTCACTAGAAACAAATAAATTTTCAATGCGTGAATACTTCCGCTATGCGGGAGCATCTACAAAAACATTTGGTAAATTATTTAAATCAGAGTTTGACACAATTGGCAAGGTAGCCGAAGAAAGAGTTAAGAGACTACAGACCCAATATATTAAGATGGGTCGTGATACCAACGGTGCAATGAAGGCAATGTCTATCATGCCTACACAGTTGGATATGGGTGATTACAATACCAAGATTCAGGTAGCAGCACAGAAACAAGCACTATTTAACCAATTAATGAAGCAAGGATCTACCAATCTATTAAACTTTGGTAAGAATACACAATGGGCTGGTCGTCAGTTAATGGTTGGTTTTACCTTACCACTAATGCTTGTAGGCTCAGCAGCAACAAAAACCTTTATGGAGATGGAAGCCCAAGCGCTTAGATTTAGAAAGGTCTATGGAGATTTATTTACACCGCAATCTGAAACTAAAGAAGCGCTAGCAAACATTACAGAACTAGGAAAACAGTTTACGAAGTATGGTGTTTCTGTTTCTCAAACAGTTGGTTTGGCAGCAGAGGCTGCAGCAGCAGGTTTTCAAGGTTTAGATTTACAACGTCAAACAGCACAAGCCACACGCCTTTCTATTCTTGGTCAAGTTGAAAGTCAAAAGGCTCTTGAAACAACTATATCATTGCAAAATGCTTTTGGTATGTCATCCGACAAACTTGCAGAATCAATTGATTTTCTTAACGCAGTAGAAAACCAAACAGTTGTATCTCTTGACGATATCACTACTGCAATTCCAAAGGTAGCACCAGTTATTCAGCAACTAGGTGGAGATGTAAAAGATTTAACATTCTTTATGGCTGCTATGAAAGAAGGCGGAATTAATGCATCAGAAGGTGCAAACGCACTTAAGTCTGGTCTTGCAGCATTGATTAATCCAACTAAAAAAGCATCTGACATGCTTGCAGGGTTTGGAATTAATGCAACTGCAATTGTTGAAAAAAATAAGGGTAACTTAAAAGCAACAGTTGTAGAATTTGCTACTGCCTTAAATGCTTTAGATCCACTTGCTAGAGCAAGAGCAATTGAGCAAATGTTTGGTAAATTCCAATTTGCTCGTCTATCAACATTATTTGCTAACGTAGCCAAGGATGGTAATCAGGCTGCTCGTGTTCTTGCTTTAGCAAATTCATCAGTAGAAGAATTATCAGCACTGTCTGAACAAGAATTAGGAATGACTGCAGACTCTGCAATGAATAAATTTAAAAAGAGTGTTGAAGATCTTAAGTTTGCCCTTGTTCCAGTGGGAGAGGCTTTCTTGGAGGCACTTACACCAGTTATTGAATTTGTTGGTGGAATTCTTGAAAAGTTTGCCAACCTTTCAGACGGAACTAAAAAATTAATTACATTACTAACAGTAGGCATTGGTGCAGTAGGTCCCGTACTACTTATGACATTTGGTTTGCTTGCAAATGGTATTGCAAATATTATTAAACTATTTTTAACATTACGTGGCGGGTATCAAAGATTAACTGGTCAATCACAAATGCTAGGAGAGCAAACCCAGTATATGACCATGGAGCAGTTAGATGCAGCAGCAGCAGCACACTCACTGAATCAAACACACGCAAACCTAACACAAACATTTACGGCTGAAGTAGCCCAGATAAATAAACTTATAGCAGCATATACATCAGCAGCAGGGGCAGCAAGAAACTTCTCAATGAATAATCCTGGAATGATGATGCCAGGAAGAGGCGCTAGGAAATTTGCAGATGGTATTTTAAGTGTTCCAGGACCAAAGGGAGCAGGCGATGTAGTTCCAGCAATGCTATCTCCAGGAGAATCAATTATTCCAGCAAAAATGACAAAGAAGTATGCCCCATTAATTAACGGTATGATTGCAGATAATATTCCTGGATATGAAATTGGTAAAGGATTTAAAAATGCAACAATGTTCTTACCAGAATCAATTAACACACTTATGGGGCAGTCAAGTGGAAGAGGCGTTCCAACTGGAGATGTTTCTAAATATTTAGGTCAAGCAGGCGGATCATCAATGGCGCCACTAGTTGCTGTTATTGCAAGAGAAATCAAGGTTGGTCTTAATAACCCTAAATTTAAACAAGAGTGGTCTACGATAGCAAGTCTTTTTGCACAAACTGCAACTGATGCATTAAATCAATCTGGAAAGCAGTTTATTAAAGATGCAGATCTTGAAGAAATAGTTGTGCCAGCACTTCGTGATGCAGCAAAGGGAATACAGATTGCTGGAAAAGATATTGATGTTGCACTTGAAAATGCTATTAGTCAAATTAGAACAGTCGGTCCAGTAGGTGTAGGATCTGGATCTTTGGGCGGAATTGGAAGAACAACCTTTGCAGGATCATACAGAGGAGCAAGAACTGCAGCACAAAGATTTGCTGCAGAACAAAATCCATCAGCATTTAAACAAACAGAGCGACTATCTCAAAGTAGAGGAAAAACTGTTAGGTCATTCCAAACATTAAATCCAATGTTAGATAAATGGGAAGTCGCAACAATGTCCCATATCACAACATCTGTTACTGCAAGTGCAGAAGAATTAACAAGAAAAATGACTCCATATCTTGGAGATGTTGGAGAAAAAATAACCAAGGCAATTACAAAAGATATTACAAAGGGTGCAGTTCAAGAAGCAAGAGCAGTGCAACAGCCTTTTGCAAACTCACCAAAATTTGAACCAAAAACAGATCTTAGCAGAGGTGGTTCATATAGAGGAACAATTAGCAGTTTTGTAACTCAGGAAACCATAAGAAAAAATGAAGAACACGCAAAACGTTTAGCAGATGCAGCAATTGCATCAACAGCACAAGCAGCAGGAACTCAATCACCATCTAAGAGAACTATTCCAATCGGAGAAGATATTGCTCGTGGTCTTGAAGTTGGAATGGCAAACAGACAAGACGATGTTGCATTGGCGGGTTCTCAATTAAGTCAGGCTGCCACAGGTGGAACTGGCAGGGGATCCAGAAGGGCAGCATTTAGACCACAAGGCGCACCAGGATTTATAGCAGGTAACGCACCTCAATCAGGAGTTAACCTAAACGATATAGTAGCAAAAGCAAGAATAAATAGAGAAACACTTTTATCAACACAACAGCAAAAACGTATGGCAGTAATGAATCAAAGAATGGATAGACTAAATAGAGGTTTTATGTCTGGCACTTTTGCATTATCTGCCCTATCAGGTGTTGCTTCAATGGCTGGAGGAAATCTAGGAAAATTCTCTGAAATACTGTTTCAAATAACTGGACCACTTTTTGCGTTATCATCTATTTTACAATTATTCACTGGTAAAAAAATTGTAAGTATTTTTGCAGCACTTGGTGGGCTTAAACTAGGACTTGTTGTTGCTGGCATAACTGCTTTAGGTATTGGAATTAAACTAACTAACGATGCAAGACAAAGAGAATTACAATATATTAATGGACTTTCAAATGCAATGAAAACCACTACAGAGCAAGTTAAAACATTGGGTGATTTCTTTGGAGTAGTTCCAACAAAACTTCCATTTGAAAATAGAAATAGAGAAATTGTTGCAAAAAATACAAGAAGTGCAAGAGATAGACTAAGAGCAGATGAATCATTTAAAAAACAGTTTGCTCCAACTATCAAAACGTTATCTGAATCTACAGCAGAAGAAGCACAATTAGCATTTACATCTTTGGCTCTTAATCTTAAAGCCCAAGGTTTTGCTACTGATCAAGTTCAAACAATTATTGATGCTCTTCGTGAAGAAGCAGGTAAAACCGATGTTAAGTTAGATGTTAAATCACTTAACTTCTCACCAGAGTCAATAAAAGGATTACAAGATCAAATAGCAAAACTACTTGTTACATTTAGTAAAGATTTTACTATTAAACCTACTGGAGGCCAAAAGTTTTTAAGTGGTTTCTTAGGTTCTTTATTTGGAGATACTCCAAAAGTAATGGCAATGACCAATGCAACTAAAAAATCTCTTTCTGAATTGACTACATTTATTACAGAGACATCAAACTCCGCTGCTGGAATGTTTAGGCTTGGACTTATTAGTGGAGATCAGTTTGAATCAACCTTGATGGCTACACTTAATACGATGAAGGGTCTTGATGAAGCATCAAGAAGGGTTGCCCTATTAGAAGTATTTAAAAAACTTGATGTTGACGCAAAACCATTTTTATCAACACTGTATACAGTAAAACAACAAATGATGTTAATTGCTTTACTAAGTTCTGGAGTTCTTAGTAAAGACAGCCCAATACTAAAAGCCCTTTCTTCTTCAGATGGAAAAACAAAAATGAGAGGAATCAATGGCTTAACAAAAGCATATAATAATCTTTTTGGAGCAATAAATAAAGTAAATGAAGAAGATGCAAACGGTGGCGGTACTGGTGGCACTGGAGCAGGAAAGTTAAATGCACTTCAAGAAAGAATTAAAGCCATTCAAAATCAAACCAAGGCCTACATAATACTTCGTAATGCAAAAATTGATGAAGCAACTGCAACAGAATTATCAAATGACGCAGAGATAGCATCTTTAGTTATTGCAAATAGCAAGGGTGCATCATTAACAAAAATTATTAAATTAATTAATGAATATAAAGCAGCAATAAAAGGACAAGCAGATGCTGAATTAAAATACATGGAAAAGCCAAACTTGTTTAAAAAACAATTAGAGCGATATCAGGCACAAGCAGAACTTAGAGATAAGATAATTGATATTCAGTTTGAATCTAAAATAAAAAAAGAAAATGATGCTTTAAAAACTCAAGAACAAAATTTACAAAAAGTTAATGATGAGATTCAAAAAATTAATGATTCTCAAATTAAACCAATACAAGATATAATTGATGCAAATAACTTTACTCTTGAATCAATATCTCTACAAGAAGATGCAATTAATGAAAAATATAATACACAGATAGAGGCTTTAGATAAAATTGCAACTATCAATCAAGATATTGCAAATATTCAAAAGCAGAGACTCTCTATTGCTGATGCACTTACTCGTGGAGATATATCTGCTGCTGCACAACTTGCCCAAGAAGCAAGAGCAGAAAATGCATCATCTGCAGTAACTGGACAAAAAGATGCTTTGACAAATACTCGTGATGCTCAAATCAAAGCACTTGGAAGAATTGCAATTGAAAAACAAAATAAAGAACTTCAATTACAAATCAACACAATTGAAAGAGGATCGCTGCTAATTTTGCAACAAAAGAAAGATACAATTGAAACTACAATTGATTCAATTAATAGAAATATTCAAGCATTAAATTCTGAAGTTGATGGACTAAAAGATGCTGCTTTGTATGCTGGAAAAACTAGAGCAGAGATTGATAGTCTTGCTGGACTTATTGAAGCAGCAGAAAAAGCAGGAATGCCATTTAATGATTTACTTTTAAGTCAAGCAGGATCTGCAGCAGCACTTGCAAAATCACTTTCAGATGCTGTTACTGCTCAGAAGAATCTAGCCTCTTTAACAGGCCTTGTATCTAATGCAAGTAAAACTGAAGATTATGCTGCACAAAAAACAAATGCTATTTTAGACGCTGCAAGAGCAGCAAATACAAATCCTTCAAAACAGTTCCGTGGTGAAGGTGCTGGAGCAGTTACAATTTTTGCACCTGCAAATCTTGATACAAATAATCCTGAAGCAGTTCTTGATGCAGCAATAAAAAGCATAAATAGTGGCAATGCATCAGGACCAAGAGGAAAATTAGGACAAATACTTGGAATGGGCGCTTTGTCTTCTGGTGGACTAGTTCCCAAATATTTTGCTCGTGGTGGAAGTATTGGTTCTGATACAGTCCCAGCAATGCTCACACCTGGAGAATTTGTAATGAATAGACGGGCAACGGATCAATTTGGTCCAATGCTATCAATGCTAAATGAATCAAAATATCCATCAATGATTGGTAGACAAAATAGTGCCCAAGTTCCAGTTAATAATGTTTCAACATCTGTAAGCGATAACTCAACGGCAGTGTATAATTATAATTTAGGATTCAGTATTAATGGCTCAAACGGAAATGCCAAAGATATTGCCAATGCGGTAATGAGAGAAATCAAAAATGTTGATTCACAAAGAATTAGAGGACAGAGGCGATAATGGCTACTAGTGCTTATTTAACGGGTAGACGCAGATACACCAGACCGCAGGGTATCTTATGGTCAAACAACGCTGGAACCCTCTCTAATGGCTTGTACGTGCCTACTGGGGTAGAGGTAGGGGCCTCCACAACAGAGACAGATCCAAACCTTCTAGATCAATTTATTATTTTATCTGATCATAATAGAGGGGATATGCAGTTTAATACCCAGCGAATTGAGCAACGTCAAAGAACTATTAATGGTCGCATGCGTTCATATCATATTGCAGACAAACTAACCATGTCTGTATCTTGGAGCATGCTGCCTTCACGAGGGTATTCAGGACTACCCAATTTTAACTCAACAACAGGAGTATCACCAAGTGAAGGATCTACAACAGAGTACACAGCAGATGGTGGTGCAGGTGGAGTAGAACTTCTTAATTGGTATGAAACACATCAAGGTCCATTTTTTATGTACCTTGCTTATGATAAATATACAAACCTAGAAGAATATACTGGTTTGAACAAGTATAACCAAATCATTGAAGTTTACTTTGCAGATTTTAATTATTCAGTCGTAAAACGTGGGGCAACAAATCATGATCTCTGGAACATATCGGCAACACTGGAAGAAGTTTAAATGTTTGAAAGTGCCGACCTAAAGAACCACTTTGAGACATCTGCAACAATACAGACAGAGTCATTAGTTCTGGCTGAGTGGAACATGAATATGCCAGATAATATATTTAAACTTGGCAATTACAGATACAGATCTCAAGAACAAAGTTCTCAATTTTTAACACTACCTAACACATTTGATAACGCAGATGCTGGATTATTTTATACTGGAGCAACAGATGCAGACGTTGTTGTTGATGGAGGGTTTGAGAATGATGGAACACCACAAACCTTTACATCTATAAAAGAAAAAAATAAACTTTTATACTCATTAGAAGATTGCATAAAGCCATTTAGACCAAGATCTGGTATTAATAAAGCAGTTGCATTTAAGGGTAAGTTTTTATCAAACTCTGGTAGTGATCTTGCCAGAAGGCCAAGATATTACATGGCATCACGCTATGACCAATTTAAATACTTTACATCTTTTAGAACTGAAAATGGTATTGAAAGAGGTATTGCTAAAACTATAGTTAATGGCAATTACTATATAGACGATGCTGCCCCATTTGTAGTTTATAAAGAAAATGTACCAGCAAACCGAATTATTGTAAAGATGCAAACTAATATTGGAGATATAAACCTAGGAGACTTTACTGATATTTCTAGAACTTTTGCAGATCCCTTTTTTGGTAACGCAAATAAAACAACACCAACAAGATGGAAAGTTCAATATCTTGAAGGAAATAACTGGGCAGATGCCTATGTGTTTACTGAAAATGATGTGCGTGAAGATGGATCTCCAATTATTACTCATGACGGATATGTTGAATTACAGTATAGATTAAAAAATATTCCAGATAATTTTAAAAACAGTTTTGTTTTTGCAGAAACCTTTTCTTCATCTACGCTACTACCAAATGAATCAATAAACGGATATGCATATTTAGTTATTTCAAATGCACAAGATGTTGGAATTTATTATGTTTGGAACAGCACCACTGATACATACGACACATTTACCCCTGTCTATGGATGGGTATTGGGAAGTGAGCAAATTGATAATAAAACAACATTTGTTACAGACCTAACAAGCCCACTATCATTTCAAGAAACAACAAATGGGCAAATTGTTTATAGAGAGTTTCAGAATCTTCGTGGACTAAGAATTGTAGTAGAGAGAATGAACAAGTTTGATTCTACCTTTGATTTAATTGAGATGTCTCCAAGATTAGTTGCTAACATATCTGATAAAACAATAGACTATAGTGTTAAAAAAATTCTTTCTGATCTTGGTACATCTGCTTTGCCAGTAGGACAGTTACTTGCTTCAACTGGAAGCATATCTTTATTTGATGATGACCAAGCCTTTAATAGCAATAACACAACTAGCATAGTTAGTGATTATGTTGATAAAAATATTAAATTTAATTTTTATGAAAAAATATTAAATGTAAGTGGATTTGACTATTGGGTTCCGATTAAAACACTTTATTCTGATGGATTTCCACAAGCAACCGTTACTGCTGGTACATTAGAAATATCTTTAAGAGACTTTTATTTCTTTTTAGAATCTATGCCTGCACCTAGAATGTTGGTAACAGAGGTATCGCTTAGTTATGCAATTAGTTTAATTCTTGATTATATCGGGTTTAGCAATTATGCATTTTATAGAACAACAAACGAACCAGACCCAATCATTCCATATTTTTTTATTGCTCCAGATCAAACGGTAGCAGAAGTGTTAAATCAACTTGCAGTATCTACACAAACAGCAATGTTTTTTGATGAATACAACAACTTTATTGTAATGAGCAAAAACTATATGCTTCCAGACATAGAAGATAGAGCCTCTAACATGACCCTGTCTGGATCTAATAATCAATCTGCTAGCGGTATTGTTGAAAACTTATCATCTGGAACGCTTCCAAATATTCTTTCAATTGCATCTCAAGACAAGAAAGTTTATAATAATGGAAAGATTAATTATACAACTAGGTATATTCAAAGATCATATGGTTCTATTCGTCAAGCAAGCATGATTGATATAGATAAAACTTGGATTTATAAGCCAGCACTTTTATGGGAAGTTTCTGGAACTGATTCAACTAAAACAATTAATGAGGTTGCGTCTAAACAAGGCAAATATGTTTTAGGAGCAATGCCATTAAATTCTGACCTTACTGCATCTCCACCAAGTGTGGTTAATCGTAAAATAGTAAATAATGTTTTTGATCTTGGAGAAAATGTTTATTGGCTTACAAGATATCAAGGATATTTTTATTCTAATGGAGAAGTTATCAGATATGATGCTGCACAGTTTAATGTCACCCTTGCAATTTGGTATCCAATATTATCAGACGGTATAAACTTAAATGAATCTAAACCAGAAATTGTTTTACCTGGAAGATTAGCGCCAACAAGCGTTATTGATAGTTTAGACAAAAGAGTTGCAACTGGAGAAATTACAGAAGCCCAAAAAGGTGAACAAATTCAGGCATGGAGAGTTTCTCACAGACAAGGCAGTAGCAATGTGTGGATTACCAATAATCAAGAGTATCAAAACTTTTTTAGATCTTTGCCCTTTAATGGAAAAATATATCCTACTGGCTTAGTAAGAATTTACACAGTTCCATTTTATGAAGACATTGATGGTGTTACTCGTTTACAGAATGGCGTAGTTTATGAGCATGGACGTGCTCAATTTGGAACAGCAATAGCAAGCCATACCGCTGGAATAGACACATATTGGTCAAACAATTCCTATGTTAGAGGCTGTGATATGGAAACCCAATATTTATTTACAACTACTTTGCTTGAAGATATTTCTTTGCCAGCAACTGCAATTGGAGCAGCAGGAGTTAATAACTCTAAAGCACAGCAGACATCAAGAGGCGGAACAATTAAAAACTTTATGTCTTCAAGTTATACAACGGAGACTCCAGTTAACTCAACCATATCTCCTAAAACTGGAACAATTCAATCATCAGCGTTAGTAATGAATGGTCCAACTTTTGAAACAACTGAAACCCCAATTGACTTAGTTTCTTATGTCTATAAAGAATTGGGCAATTCTTATAAACATTTTGGAACAAGAATGCGTATTATTGGAAAAATTGAAAATAACGAACGTCGTAGTCAAACGCCAAATGGAAGCACAACTTATTACCAAGTTGCTGGAGTTCAACCAGATCAAAACGTAAGTATTGGTGGTGGCTCAGGAGGTCTTGCAGTATTACTTAATCCTACTACTAACAATGGATATTATTTTGAAATTGCTGCATTAACAGAAGATAACATAGAGTCATACTTAAAATTAGATAAAAATAATAAATCAGAAATTTCTATTAATAATGTTGTTTTTTATAAAATTAAAAAAGATGCGTCTAACAATAATGCAATTCCTGTAAAACTTTATGGCGGTCTGGCAAAAATTACAGTTGACGATGGTAGGTTTACTGGGCAGTATAGAATGGCTGGTGAAGAAAATCCAACGGTATATGATTTAGCCGTAGAGTATCAAGACATAGGAAAAATAAGAAGGTTCTATCTATACATCAACAACCAATTAATTAAAGTTGTAGACGATCCAGACCCACTTCCAATATACAACAATATGGCTCCATTTGTTCGTGGTTCATCCAGAGTTATGTTTGAAAATATATATGCCTTGTCACAAAACTATTCTCAAAATAGCGTTTTTACAGTTGGAGAAACTCTATCGTCTGCTTTTGGAGATAATGAAATAAGTGCTAGTGAATCTTTAAGAAAATACGCAATGAGTGGTATGGTTCAAGCAACCTACCTATCTGGAATTAGTTCCCAGCAACCACCTAAATACAACTTATATTTTGATGAGTTTGGTTCAATAATGAGAGAGTGTGCTTATTTTGACGTTAAGTATGATCGTGCATATCCTGCACTTTACGCTAAATTATCCCCGACATTTAATAATATCAAAGGCTATGTCTCATCTGGGTTTTATGCAGACTCCTACGGTGCTGAGTTTTTAATATTTAATGCTACAGATACAGCATTAAATCTTGACGAAACAAGCGGTAACTATCTAAGAATTCAAGGCGTTACATTTACGCAAGACACTACTCATGAGTTAACAGTTGACGAATACTTTAAAAAACGTAGCAATTTTTCTAACCCATTATTAACTGGATCTTCTCAAATTGTTTCTCCTCAAGTTGAAAAACAAAAGTTTGATGAAATTAAAAGAAGCAGAATGATTTATGGAAATAACGAGTTTACTTTAGACACCCCATACATACAGACGCAAGATGATGCAGAAAATTTAATGGGTTGGATAATAGATAAACTTATGGTTCCTAAAAAATCAATTGGTTTAAAAATATTTGCAACTCCAACAATTCAACTTGGAGATATCCTAACAATTAACTATAAAGATTCCAACAATTTAGATTTGGTTACTTCAACTGATTCTAGGTTTATAGTTTATAATATTGAGTATACAAGAAAAATAGATGGTCCAGATATGACTCTTTATTTGGCGGAGGTGTAATATGAGAGACACATATGTTGGCGGAACTAAAATAGAGAATGCTAATACAAGAGAAGATAGAGTCACCTCTACAACAAAAAAAGAGCCAGAGTTTACTGGTCCTGCAAAATATAGTCCATTTGTTGAAACCTTAAAGGCTGTTAATAATACAAAAACATCTGCTGAAGAAAAAGCAGTAAAAGATGCTTTAGCAGCAGTACAAGCAGATACTGGAGTACAAAAAGCATTATCTATAATTTCAGAAGCACAACGCTATTCCCCTGGAGATTTTAGAAAAGCAGAAGAAAAATCTAACGAGCCCTTTTATCAACAACAGCAAAATATAAATGCATCAGTTTTTAATGCAGGGTCATTTAGCCTTAAGGTAAGTCCAACACCATTAACACCAACTCTACCAGTAACAGTTTCACCGCCACCACCACCAGTTAAAACTGCAACTTTAGACATTATACTATTTGATGAAGAATCTATACCAACGGATGGAATGTTTGATCAAATATTTGAAAATATTGGTGGCCAAGAGTTAATTAGTATAACAAGGTCTGATATTGTTAATGGACAAAAAATATCATATCAGCCAATTAAAAACCTTTCAGCCATTCAGCAAAGGTATAACCCAAATAATATTCTTAGTCTACAACAAACCGCAGACAAATTTTTTGCTGGATTTTCAATTAAACTAGAAGACAAGACTCCACAAATTGGCAATGGACCTAACGGAGAGAACGTATACCTTAACGCAACAGGAGACCTAATTATTGAGTTTATAAACATAAATGCTGATGAACAAATAGAAACACAGATTAGCGTAAGTGGTACAATATATGAAGCAGATCTTGGAGACTATACCTCATGATAACCAATACTGGTAAATCTATTATTGCAAAGTATTTACTTGGCCAGGCCCCTGCCTATGCCTCTTATATTGCTATTGGTTGTGGCGCTACACCACTAGATACCGCCGATGAAATTGGCGATTATTCAACAAAAACAAATTTAGACTTTGAAATGTTTCGTGTTCCAATATCCTCTAGAGGTTTTGTCAATGAAGACGGTGTAGATAAAATTGTTTTAACAGCAGAATTACCAACAGAAGAAAGATATGAAATATCTGAAATTGGAATATATTCTGCAGGTTCAAACCCATCCGCTGGAGCATATGATAGCAAGACAGTGTTTGCGTTTACACAAACAGAAAACTGGCAATATGTAACAGCAGCAGCAGCAGTGGCAATTGACACAGAATCTGCTGCGCTAGATGCTCCAATCTATGACAATGTTATTGCTGTAACAGATCCAGTATTTCAAACAAGCGCAGATAATCCAATATTTTTTAAATCACCAAGAGTTGCAAGATATGAAAGACCAAGATTTTTAAATAATGTAATTATGATAAAAGGCAATGAGGCTGATCTTGATATTGAATCTGATAGCGGTCCAACACAGGATACTTTTGCAATAGGTGCGGGATCAAACTATATTAGATTAAGCGGTACAACAGTTGATTTTACAAAAAACTCTCCAACAGATGAACTAAGATTAGCATTCTCAATTATAAACAGAGATGGAACATATGGAGCGGGGACTCAACCAGAAAGAGCAAGAGTTTTAGTTTCATTTGAAAATACAAATGGAACAGAGTTTGCAAGACTTGAAGCAGAAGTTGCTGATGATAGTAGTGGTGGACAATACGATTTTGCTACAGAAAGATATTTTGTTGTAAAAAAACAACTTCAACAACTATACAGAACATCTGGGTTTGATTGGAATGCTGTTTCTGTAGTTAAAGTGTACGCATGCGTTATTGATGGAGTCAATCCGTCTGGCAATTATTATGTAGCCTTAGATGCTTTAAAACTAGAAAATGTTGCCACAGTAAACCCACTCTACGGACTAACGGGATATTCAGTAATTCAAACTGCAGGCGCAGCAACAGTAGTTAAGAGTCCTAATACTAGCAACTATGTTGAATTTAGATTTTCAGTAGATCTTTCTAGCGGAAACAACTCATAATGGCTGACGCAGGAATTAAAAAAGTTATAATTAAAAAATCATCTTTACCAGCAGTAGATAATAACAAGGTTGGATACGTTTTTAGATATAGAATTGTTTCTGAAGATAAAAACAGAACATCTCAATGGTCTCCAATAAATCTTGTATTAGACAACTCAATTACTAGTGTTGCTGGAACCGTACAGGTTTCATCATCAGTTATTAGTACAGTCTGGGGAGATGAATTAAATAGACCAAAATATGATGTTTTTGTTGGATTTGATGGTGCTACAGCAACCTATCATGGAACGACCCCAATTCACTCATATCAATTTATTAAAACTGGAACCACAAATGTGCGTGTAATTATTCAAGTTGAATCATCTGAGAAAGCATTAAATGCCAATTTGCAAATATACAATTCTGGCTTAGTTTCTTTGGTATAATAAAATAGGAGGAATAAATGGCAAAAGTACCACTACCAGAAAGAGGGCAACCTCTTGATGTTACATATTTATATCAATTGATTGAGGCCGTAAACGACCTCTCTACAAATGTTGCTTCTAAGCAAACAAGTAAGACAATTATTGATACCGCAAGTGCAGGTAAAGCAGAGGTTCAAACCTCTAATACAAGAATAGTAGGAGGTTTGGTTGAAGTTGCAAACAACTCCACGGTTTCGGCGGGAAACGAAAGAACATTTACCTATGACTTTAAAGACTTTAAATATCCACCAATAGTATCAGCAACTCCAGTAAACACTGGACAAACACCAGCAGGACAAAATGTGAATATTGTTTTAAAGAACGTTACAGAAACAAGAGTGGAGGGTGTTGTAAGGTTTGGTGCTTCTGGAGATTTATCTTTATCAGTACACTTAGTTATTGTTGGTATTCCAAATTAAAGATAAAATTAATGATTTATTGTAAAAAATGTAAAGGTAGAACTTTTGTTGATAGGCAGTATAGCAGTGCCCAGCATATGGAAACATACTGCATGGTATGTGGTATGAGAAAATTTTTTCATCCACCAGCAGAAAGTGAAGAAGGAAGATGGTTACTAGCAAAGGAATTATTCAGAGCGAAATCTACAATAGCGAAACTGTAATACAAGGAAATAAAAAAATATGGTTTCTTAATGGGGATTTAGTAAGACTACATCATAGTTCAAGATCTACTGGAATGGTTTCTGTTTATAATATTACTAAAGACAGAATTGAAACTTGCTTAAGATCTGATTTTAGAAAAAATAGAGAACGTGCATATACTGTAACTGAGACTGCTAAATTAATTAATCGTCATAGAAAATATATGCCTAAATTAATGAAGACTGGAGTGATACCAAAACCAGTTGGAGCAAGGCTAAACGGACAAAGAGGTTGGCAAATTAGATCCTATTATTCAGAAAGCATGGTAAGAGACATACGTGCTATACTGGCTACTATACATATAGGACAGCCAAGAAAAGATGGACTTATAACAAATAATATGACTCCTACAAGCCAAGAGTTGACACGGCGAATGGGGGACGGTATACTTACATATACGAAGACAGAAGATGGAAGATTTATTCCTGTTTGGGCAGAAAACATTTAATAACAGAAACGGTGGGGTAATGGAAAACGAAAATACAAAAGTATCAGTAGCACTTGGATATACACTTAATTTAGGTAACTTTCAATCATTAAGGTTTGATTTTAATGTTATAGATAATGCACGAAATGGTGAAACAGTAGACCAGGCTTTTAATCGTGTTTATAAGTTTGTAGAAGACAAGTTAACAGAAAAAGTTAAAGAAGCCGAAACAGAGGCTGACAGTAGTAACTAATGGCTGAGCGCAAAGACCGTATGGCTTTGCTAAGTAGATATAATAAGTTACATCTACAAAGATATGAAGCCAAGTCTAATATGAATCTTAATGTTGAACAGTGGGCCTCAGATGCCCTTGTTGAATCTTATGGAATAGGAGTTTGTTATGACTTATTGGATTACTATTTTAATATTTCTCTTTCCCCTACTTGGAGTTACTTTGCATACAATGCACAAAAAATATTGGAAGCAAAACTAGAAGTAGAACAAGATATTAAAGAACGAGAAGAGCGAAGAAAATTAGCAAGGAGGTGGATTAGTGAATAATACGGAAGCAAAGTTAATAACTGCAGTATTAAACGATAAACAAGTCCACGTACTATTGCAAGCCAATGTTGATAACCTTTTAAGAACTCACAACGATGTATGGGATTTTATTAGACTATACTCAGAGAACAATCAATCAGTTCCACCAGTATCACTAGTTGTAGAAAAATTTAGAGACTTTGTACCAGTAGAAGGTGTTGGTGCAACAAAGCATCACCTTGAAGAATTACAAACCGAATATTTAAATGACAGCCTTAAAGACATCTTACGCAATGCAGCCTCTGAAGTTCAAGGCGGTAATGGATCAAAGGCTCTTGAGCATATAATTACAAAAACATCAGAATTAAAAAAGAACACTGCTGCAATAAGAGATATTGAAGTTACAGACCTTGAGTCAGCAATTGCATACTTTGAGAATGTAAAGAAAATGCAAAGCCTAGGTCACATTGGAATTAAAACAGGTTTGCCAGGATTTGATAACTACTTACCTTCTGGAATCATGCCAGGACAACTAGGAGTCTTTCTTGCATACCCAGGTATTGGAAAGTCTTGGTTGGCTCTGTATTTCGCTGTACAGGCTTGGAAACAGGGTCGTAGTCCACTCATTATAAGTCTTGAAATGTCTGAGACAGAAGTTCGTAACCGTGTATTTGCAATCATGGGCGAAGGTCTCTGGTCTCATCGTAAACTCAGCAATGGTGAAGTAGAAATTGATATGCTTAAAAAGTGGCATGCAGATAAATTACATGGTAAGCCAGAGTTTCACATTATCTCTAATGATAATGGAGGAGATTTAACTCCTTCAGTTATACGTGGAAAGATTGACCAATATAAGCCAGACTTTGTTGTTGTTGATTATTTACAATTAATGTCACCAAATCAAAAAGCCGATAGCGAAACGGTACGTATGAAGAACCTTTCACGAGAACTTAAACTTATGTCTATTAGCGAAGAGGTTCCTATTATTGCTATTTCATCTGCTACTCCAGATGATGTTAAAGATCTTTCTACACCGCCAACTTTAGGGCAAACTGCTTGGTCTAGACAAATTGCTTATGATGCTGACTGGGTAATGGCTCTTGGTCGTGCTACGAATAGTGATATCATTGAGTGTGTATTTAGAAAAAACCGTAATGGCTTTATGGGTGACTTTTTAGTACAAGTAGATTTTGATAGAGGATATTATCGTTATAAGGATTATGAGGAAAAATGATGAAAGCAAAAAAAATATTATTTACTCCAACAGACAAAACAATAGATGATGTACTACCTATTCCAAAACCATCTGCTAATCATGTTCCAGAATGGTATAAAAGTCAAAAATTATTTTCTAATAAAACAAATAATTTTATAGATGCATATAAAATGCCAGATTTTTTTGGAACATATAAAGCATGCGTCCCTTTTGTAGACACACTAACTTCTGGGTACACAATAGTATTAGACCAAGATGTTTTAGTTACAAATGGGACAAATAGAGGATATTTGCCACAGCCAAACTGGTTTGGGCCAATTGCTCCTTTAGATAATCCAGATAATCATAAAGTTAGAAGTATTGGAAATTATCCAGTGCCGACTGGATATGCGCCAACATTATTTAGGTGGTATTCTAGATGGATAATTAATACACCAAAAGATTACAGTTTGTTGGTGATGCACCCTCCACATAGACACGATTTGCCATTTTTTACAATTAATGGTTTGGTTGATACAGATAAACATGAAAATCCTTTAAATTTTCCATTTTTTATAAAAATAGGATTTGAAGGCATAATTGAAAAAGGAACTCCAATAGCACAAATTATTCCTATAAAAAGAGATAATTGGGAATCAGAAAAAGGAGTATACACTGAAAATATTAATAAAACTAATTTTTATAAGTTAAAAAGATATGCCGTAAGATCTTATAGGCGACAATGGTGGACCAAGAAGAGTTATAAATGACATATACTGCAGAACAAGTTAATCGTGTACTAACTGGTGCTGGCATTGATATTGAGGCTGAGTACGGAACAGACTATATTATATTTTGTCCGTATCACAACAACAACAGAACGCCTGCTGGGGAAGTATCAAAAGAGCATGGATTGTTTTTTTGCTTTGGATGTCAAACCACAAAAACTCTTGTTGAGTTTGTAATGTATATATCTAATAGAACCTACTTTGAAGCAATAAGATATATTAAAAGTAAAGAGCAAGAAAGTAGCATTGAGACATCAGTTAACAAAGCGCTAATAGATAAACCAGAGTTTGTACAGTATGATGAACTACTAATTAAAAGATTAAATAACAATGCATTAGAGTCTCCAAGAGCAATTAGGTATTACGAAGGTAGAAAAATAACTAAAGACTCAATGATAAAATTTAATCTTGGTTATTCAGAAAAACAAGATTCCGTAACAATTCCAGTACATTCTCCAGACGGTATTTGTATTGGATTTGTTGCTAGAACAGTTGAAGGAAAAGAATTTAAAAATACTCCTGGATTGCCAAAAGGCAAGACATTATTTAACTTACATAGAATTAAAACTTCAAGTATTGTATATGTCGTGGAGTCTTCTTTTGATGCAATTAGACTAGATCAAGTAGGATTCCCTGCGGTTGCTACGCTTGGGGCTAATGTTTCTGCAGCACAGATAAAACTATTAGAGAAGTATTTTAATAGTATTGTTTTAATTGCAGATAACGATGATGCAGGAATAATAATGAGAGATAAGTTAATTCAAAAACTTGGACCTGTTGTTACTTCTGTGTACGTAGATAAAAAATATAAAGATATAGGTGACATGGATGATGATGCAATTAAAAAACTAGAGTTTCAGTTTGACAATTCTATCACCAGCATGTTAAAATAGATATAACACATAAGGAGAAAAAATAATATGACTATTGTAAAGGGACTAAAGAATATTAATGCCCTAGTTGACAAACCAAAGTATGATGAAAACTCTCCAAAGGTAAGATGGTTAAAACTTGCCGATGGACAATCCGCAAAAATTAGATTCGTTGAAGAACTTGACGAAGATTCTGCAAACTATAATTCAGATCGTGGATTAGCACTTGTTGTTAAAGAACACACAAATCCAAAGGACTATAAGCGTAAGGCTGTAGACACTATGGAATCAGAAGGCCGTGACTGGGCTGAAGAAATGCATCGCAAGGATCCAAAGGCTGGCTGGAGAGCACGTCTTCGTTTTTATTGCAACGTACTTGTAGATGATGGAATTGAAGAGCCATATGTGGCTATTTGGTCAATGGGCGTAAGCAAGCAATCTGCATTTAATACTATTCGTGAATACGCACTGGAAACGGGCAGTATTTCAAATCTTACATGGAAAGTGAAGCGTAATGGTCAGGGAACTGAAACAAGTTACACACTTATTCCATCTGCACCAGACAAAGAGCCTTTTGACTGGACAACACAAAAGCCATATGCTCTTGAGTTAGCATTAAAGAAAATTCCTTATGCTGAACAAGAAGCATTCTATTTGGGGTTTGACACTCCATCCGTAACTTCATCAACCAACACAGATTGGTAATATGAACTACG